TTGGAGACAGATGCTTTGTAATGCCTTTAAAAAACAAAGACACTTTAAGATCACAAAAAGAGCAAGACCTTATTGGTATATTAAAAATAGGTAATAGTTCTTTAAAAGCGCTTAATATCAATCCAGGAGACACAGTAGGGTTTACGCCAGGCAGTGAATGGGATTTTATAATAGACGATCAAAGAGTTTATTGTATGAAATCTAATGATATTGTAATTAAGTATGAACACAAAGGAAACCAAGAAGAATATAATCCTAGCTGGGCAAAAAGCGGTTAAGGAGTTAATTAAAGTGGCAGAAGAAAAGATCGTTGACTCAGAAGATGATTTATCAGCTGACAGACTTAAAAATGCTGCCGCAACAAAAAAATTAGCTATATTCGATGCTTTTGAAATACTTGCTAGAATAGAAGAGGAGGATGAAAGATTAAATGAAAACCCAAAAGAAGCTAAAGAAGAAAAAGCTTTTAGAGGTTTTGCAGAAGGAAGATCTAGATAATGTACGAACAAACCTTAGTAACGGTATTAAAAGACTATATTAAACCCAAGATATTTAAAAGGTTAAACAGATATAAGAAATGGGAGTACGGTTATAACGAAGAATATGACGTTGTTGTAATCAGTAGGACTGGACAGATAGGAGAGGTTTACGAAATACAAGGAGTAAAAATAGCATTACCAAAAAAAGATGATGTTGTTAAATTTGAAGGAGACAAGTGGAAACACACGGAATACCCAAAAGAGCTTTCAAAAATAAAATCGGTATTTGATTGGGACGAATACCCTTCACAGTTTAAAGAAAAGTGGTATGACTATATTGATACAGAATTTAAAAGGCGTGAAGAAGGTTTTTGGTTTTTTAATAAAGACAAGCCTTCTTATATTACTGGTACTCACTACATGTACTTGCAGTGGTCCAAAATTGATGTTGGGGCAGCAGACTTTAGGGAGTCAAACAGATTATTCTTTATATTCTGGGAAGCTTGTAAAGCAGATGTACGTTGTTACGGAATGTGCTATCTTAAGAACAGACGGTCAGGGTTTTCTTTCATGGCCTCAGGCGAAACGGTTAATCAAGCTACAATATCCACAGACTCCAGATTCGGAATTTTATCAAAGTCTGGTCCAGATGCGAAAAAGATGTTTACTGATAAAGTTGTACCCATCTCGGTTAATTATCCCTTCTTCTTCAAACCAATCCAGGACGGTATGGACAGGCCGAAGACGGAACTTGCGTACAGAGTACCCGCGTCCAAATTTACGAGAAAAAAGCTTGATACCAATGAAAAGCTACAAGAGATTACCGGTCTCGATACCACGATCGACTGGAAGAACACCGGGGACAACTCGTACGACGGGGAAAAATTAAAACTATTAGTCCACGATGAAAGTGGTAAATGGGAAAGACCTACAAACATATTAAATAACTGGAGGGTTACAAAAACTTGTTTGAGATTAGGTTCAAAAATTATAGGTAAGTGTATGATGGGTAGTACATCAAACGCTTTAGATAAAGGCGGTGAGAACTTTAAAAAACTATACTATGACTCCGACGCAACAAAAAGAAATGCAAATGGACAGACTCGTTCGGGACTCTATAGCTTGTTCATTCCTATGGAATGGAACTACGAGGGATACATTGATTCTTATGGATTTCCTGTATTTGAAACGCCAAAAAAACCAGTTGAAGGTCCTGACGGATCACCTATAAGACAAGGTGTAATTGAATACTGGAACAATGAAGTTGAAGGATTAAAAGGAGATCAAGATGGTTTAAACGAATACTACCGTCAGTTTCCAAGAACAGAGCAACACGCTTTTAGGGATGAAGCAAAACAATCTCTGTTTAACTTAACAAAGATATACGAACAAATAGATTATAACGAGGACCTTAGAAATACATCGATAATAACCACTGGAAGTTTTATGTGGGAAAACGGTATAAAAGACACTAAGGTAATATTTGTACCAAATAAAAACGGTAGGTTCAATGTTAGCTGGGTGCCTCCTGTACATATGCAAAACAGGGTTGTAGTAAAAGGTAATACGAAATATCCAGGTAACGAGCACTGTGGTGCTTTCGGATGTGATAGCTATGATATATCAGGTACGGTTGACAAAAGAGGTTCTAACGGAGCATTGCATGGTTTAACTAAGTTTAGTATGGAAGATGTTCCGCCTAATAGATTCTTTTTAGAGTATATAGCTAGACCTCAAACTGCTGAGATATTTTTTGAAGATGTATTGATGGCTTGCATATTTTACGGTATGCCATTACTTGCGGAAAATAACAAACCTAGATTACTGTATCATTTTAAAAGAAGAGGTTATAGAGGCTTTTCAATGAACAGACCTGATAAAAGATTAAACAAATTATCTGTAACTGAAAGAGAAATAGGTGGTATACCAAACTCCAGTGAAGATATAAAGCAAGCACACGCTGCAGCTATAGAATCATATATAGAAACTTGTGTTGGACGAACAGAAGCCGGTTATGGAGATATGTACTTTCAAAGAACATTAGAAGACTGGGGTAAATTCAATATAAACAATAGAACAAAGCATGATGCTTCTATAAGTTCTGGGTTAGCAATAATGGCTTGTAATAAAAACTTATATTCACCGGTTAGTCCAGTGCAAAAAAAGGTTTACGATTTAGGAATTAAAAGATATGACAATAGAGGTTCTACGTCTAAAATATTAAGATAAATGAAAATACAAACAAATACCGATAGTTCTTTCCCTAACCAGGTTGTTAGCGACGAAGTAAAAGCTAGTTACGATTACGGCTTGCAAGTCTCTAGAGCTATTGAACAAGAGTGGTTCAATCAAGGAAGAGGTAATGGTAATAGATACTTAAATAATTGGAATAGCTTTCACTCATTACGGTTATACGCAAGAGGAGAGCAATCAATACAAAAGTACAAAGATGAGTTGTCTATAAATGGCGATTTATCTTATCTTAATTTAGACTGGAAGCCAATACCAGTTATATCAAAATTTGTTGATATTGTTGTAAACGGTATGTCAAATAAATCGTATGATATAAATGCGTTTGCTCAAGATCCATTTTCTGTAAAAAGCAGAACGGATTATGCAGCAGCTGTTGAAAAAGATATGAATACCAAAAAAGCTTTGTTAAATATAAAGCAAAACTTAGGTATGGACTTTTCAACAACAGGAGATTTAGAAAGCTTACCTGAAAACAGAGAAGAATTAGATATACATTTACAAATGACTCCTAAGCAAAACGTAGAGATTGCGGAAGAAGAAGTTATAAATAATGTATTAGCTTTTAATAAATATGAGCAAACAAAAAAACGATTAGCTCATGATTTAACTACTATAGGTATTGGAGCTGTTAAAACATCATTTAACAAGGCTGAAGGTATAGTTACTGATTATGTTGACCCTGCTAATATGATATACTCATATACAGAAGATCCAAACTTTGAAGACATATATTATGTGGGTGAAGTAAAATCTATATCATTAGCGGAACTTAAAAAACAATTCCCGTCATTATCAGCATCAGAATTAGAAAAGATACAGGATATGCCTGGTAATTCTCAGTATGTAACTAACTGGGGTAACTACGATGCTAATACAATTCAAGTTTTATACTTTGAATACAAAACATATTCAGATCAAGTATTTAAAATAAAGAAAACAGATCAAGGATTAGAAAAGACGTTAGAAAAACCTGACACATTTAATCCTCCAGCTAATGATAACTTTGAAAGAATATCTAGAACAATAGAGGTGTTGTATTCAGGTGCAAAAGTATTGGGTACAAATATTATGTTAGACTGGAAGCTAGCAGAGAATATGACAAGACCTACAGCTGATACTACAAAAGTAATGATGAATTACTGTATATCGGCACCTAGAATGTACAAAGGACGCATAGAATCTATAGTTAGTAAGATCACTAGCTTTGCTGATATGATTCAAATAACGCATCTTAAATTACAACAAGTAATGTCTAGAATAGTACCAGACGGTGTGTTCTTAGATATGGATGGGTTAGCTGAAGTTGATTTAGGTAACGGTACAACATACAATCCAGCTGAAGCATTAAACATGTACTTCCAAACAGGTTCTGTTGTAGGTAGATCACTTACACAAGACGGTGAATTGAATAGAGGTAAAGTACCTGTACAAGAATTATCATCTTCAAGTGGTCAAGCAAAAATACAAAGTTTAATTGGTACATACCAGTATTACTTACAAATGATAAGAGATGTTACTGGATTAAATGAAGCTAGAGACGGTAGTGCTCCAAGTAAAGATTCATTGGTAGGTTTACAGAAAATGGCGGCTAACGCTTCTAATATTGCAACTAAACACGTATTAGATTCTTTACTTTACTTAACTGTTAGAACTTGCGAAAATATAAGTTTAAAAGTAGCCGACGTTATTGAAAATCCTTTAACAGAAAATGCTTTAACAAACGCTATAAGCACGTTCAATACAAAAACTCTTGAAGAGTTAATGAATTTACAGCTGCATGACTTTGGTATTTATTTAGAACTTGAACCAGAAGAAGAAGAAAAAGCTTTGTTAGAGCAAAACATACAAGTAGCTTTACAAACACAAGCAATAGCTTTGTCTGATGCAATTGATATTAGACAAATAAAAAATATAAAGTTAGCCAATCAATTCTTGAAGCTTAGACAAAAACAAAAAATAAAAAGAGAGCAAGAACAACAACAAGCTAACATTCAGGCACAAGCGCAAGCAAATGCTGAAGCATCTGAAAAAGCTGCAATGGCTGAGGTGCAAAAACAACAAGCACTTACTCAAGAGAAGGTAAGTATAGAACAAGCGAAGTCACAGTTTGAAATACAAAGAATGCAAACTGAAGCTCAAATAAAAAGAGAGTTAATGGCTGAAGAGTTCAACTTCAATATGCAGCTAGCTCAAGTAAGAGCAAATGCAGAAGGAAGTAAAGAAAAAGAAATTGAAGATAGAAAAGATAAAAGAATAAAAATGCAGGGATCTCAGCAGTCTGAGTTAATACAACAAAGGCAAACAGAGGGATTACCTAAAAACTTTGAATCATCAGGAAACGATGTGCTAGGTGGATTCGGAATAGAAGAGTTCGGTCCTAGCTAATAAACAATTATTTAATTATATTATATTATGTCAGAAGTAAAACAAGAAGGGGATTTTAAAATCAAATCCAAGAAAACAAGTCCTAAGCAATTAGGCAATCAATCTAACGAGCCTATAAAGGTTAACATAGATGAAGTAAAAGAACCAGTAGCTGAAGAAGTTGCTAAGGTAGTAATACCAGAGGTCAAAGAAGACGTAGTTGAGGAACCTGTCGTAGTCGTTAACGATACACCGGACGATACTGCACAAGATGGTATTATAGAAATTGTAGACGAAGAACCCGTTCAAGAGCCTGAAAAAGTTATTGAACAACAACCTCAACCAGTAGCTGAACAAAGAGCGCTACCGGAAAACATAGATAAGCTTGTTACTTTTATGGAAGAAACAGGGGGATCAGTGGAAGACTACGTTAGATTAAACGCAGACTACTCAAGTGTCGATGATAAAACGCTATTAAAAGAATATTACAAACAAACAAAACCTTATCTAGAATCAGATGACGTTAGCCTACTATTAGAAGACTACGATTATGATGAGGACATAGATGAGGAAAGAGATATACGCAAAAAGAAAATTGCGTTTAAAGAAGAAGTTGGAAAAGCTAAAAGCTTTTTGGAAAAAACCAAGAGTAAATATTACGACGAAATCAAGTTGAGACCCGGCGTTACTCAGGAACAACAAAAAGCAACAGAGTTTTTCAAC